GGATCGGGCTGTGTTGTCATCATCTTTACAGTGCCGTCTTCCGCTTCCCCCAAAATAACCACGTCCTTCAACATCTGCCCTGCCACTTCACAGACTGTAGGTACGGGGTCTTTTTTAAAGACAAGTTTGCTGTGTAGATAAACTACATTGTCATCTGTCATAATCAGCCCTGCAAAATTCTATGCCATGCGGCACGGATGTTAGTTTCTACTTCACCACCCACGTCACCAACAAACTGTGCGTCCAGCCAATCTTCTATGACTTTATCAATGGTGGTCACCGCTTCTTGCCACTTCATCCTCGGTTCTTTAGCCGCGATAGTAGCTTCGTCAGGTAACAAATGTGTTTCCATATCGGACTCCTCGTTACTGTCTGATATCCTATCAGATATCATCCAACTGTCAATAATTTCAAGGCCGCATACACTGCAAGCTACATCACCTGTCGCTTTGTTCAACGATAAATTGCTTGAGCATCTTGGGCAATTACTTGAAGGCAGTGCAAACTGCGGCTCAGTGGTATTTAGGTTTGTCATCGTCATCATCCTCCATGTGCATGATCTGTTGATTGGCAACCATCATCGCTGATGCTAGTAGCTGGGTAGTAACAATAGGACTTTTACGATTACCCATGATTGCCAACCCCATGCCTGCGGACAGTAATAAATAGGCGGCATAGTCCTGATCGATACCCAGTTCATTCAAAGTATGAACGGTGTCGCTCACAATTTCTGCGGCTGCTTCGCCTAGCTTTTCATCCTGCTTGTTCTTCATTGTTTTTCTTCCACGTCTATAATCTCAAGATCACCTATTGAAAAACCCAGACTATTCATCAAACCTGTGCGCCTACGCAACCTGTTCTCTGCTAATTCTTTGGCTTCTTCTGCGTCCACGGCCTTGACGAACTGGTCTTTGTAGAACTCAACGACCAGCCCGACCCTGTAGTACCTTTGATTTTTCTTTGACCCCGAACTCACGGTCTTTAATTTTGTCATTATCATACACTTTCGTAAACAGTTTAAACCAACACTTGGGGCAGTAGTACCGCCCCTGCTCTACTACTATCGCCTGGGCGGCACACTCTGTGCAATGATAATCAGTCATACGGCTCTTCCCAGTCGTCCGTAAAGACACTGTCCAGATGTTTGATAATGTCGTCTGGTAGATACAGGCGTGGCTCTTCATAGCCCAACGGTTCAAGCGACCTGCGTCTGGGGTCTTTTGCTGACGCATCTCGATCCCCGATTCTTTGTTCTACCTCTGGCAACCAGTCATCCAGATTGTGTCCATGTTCTTTGTCTTCTGGAAACAGGATGGACTTGCCGTCCTTCTTGATGTCAAAGATCATGTAGTTGTGACAGCCCCATGTGTCCGTCACGACCTCATAGCCAAGGCTTTCAATCTCACCCTCGACCTCATGCGTTCCGTTCCAGCCATCACCGTCACCGAACCCGAACTTTGAGAAGGCATCTTCCCATTCCCATGAAATAATTACTCTAGGCATTAGTACACTCCAAATAAAAATTCGTTGATTGTTTCGATGTCTTCCAACACCACGAATATTTTGTCGAAACCTCCACCCATGTGAATGGCTGTGCATTCTTGCTCCAAGTCTCCTGTCCTGATTGTCTTCGGGCGCAAAACAAACTGCCCGTCACCAAAATAAAACACGCACAGTTCTGTGTCCCGTAGGTCATAGCCACCGCCCCATGATTCAGCGACCATGTGCAACGGCATACGCCTACGCTGTATGCGCTCAAATGATTTTTCAACTTCAGTCATTGCTGTCCTCCTCATCACAAGTGCATCCAAAGCGGTCAAAAACTTCGTCACTCCAGACACCGTCTTCAGTTAAACCGCATTCGCAGTTTTCTTCTTTATAGGTGTACCCATCAGTCATTGCTGTCCTCCTCAAACGTGCCTTCAAACATGAAGCATTCATGCTTGCCTTGAATTAATGTGATTAACTTGTCCCTCACTGCCTCGTGCAGTGTATCTGGATCCGTGTCCTTCGGTGCTTTAACGCTGAGAATATTGTCCAGCGTAAAGTCAAAAGATATTATATCACTCATATCCACATTCCTTTCCATTCTGTGTCTTTTTCCTTCCACTGAATCTCGATGCCATTCTCTGGCGGCTTCTCTTGGCTGTTCGACATAAAATCCCAGCCAGCATTGTGATAGCTTTTGATTGCAATAATCTCACGATCCATCAGTTCGTAATACTTTTCCAATCTGTCGATAAACATTTTTAGATCACCCCACTTGATATGGTCAGTCGGGTGGGTAGTGAACATGATGCCATCACCCATCAGGTCACCATGTTCGTTCGCCATATCCATTTCTTCAATCATCAACTGTTTTAACTTGCCCATTTTATTTCGTCCTCAATTACGTTCCATGCACATTCATAGGCATGATCCCAATTCAAGCAATCTCCTGACGCAACCATTTCATCTGCCATCAGCTTTGCTTGATGATTAAGACAAGGCTCATGATCCAAAGGTAAAAGTAACTGCATCAGCTTGCCTCCGCACTATAAGGTACGGGATATGCCCGTAGCATTTCACTGTGCCTCATGCTGGCAGTCTCATGCCAGTATTGCGTTTCTAGTTTTTCGTCATAGCGACTTTCAAAAATTGTCACAAACATTTCCCTGTCGTAGTCATCCCAACTGATGATGTAGTAGTAGTCGCAGCATGTGTTTTCTTCCATCATCATAGGAATTGATGTGTGTTCAAAGTTTGGAAGCAGTCGAACCTCGCCACCCTTGGGGTTCTTGTTTGCGGCAACAAACGCTGCCGCAAATTCATCAGCTTCCCACCTTGGCACAGGCCAAGCATACTCTTTGGCCCTCTCAATGTGTGCAGCCGCACCCTGTGGGTATCCGTCATAATGTTTGTAGACACCGTAGTAGCAATCATCGGCCAAACGTTCCTCGAAAAAATATATCGCTCTTGTACCCATTAGCTTACCCTCCAGCCTTCGTCATTCAGAAGGCATAAAATGTTATCAATGTACCTTGGTTCGATGACCAAAGACCGTCCAAAAAATTGCCAGTCTATACCAGCATTGAATGCCGCTCTTGATTCTTCTTCCAACCAATCAGCCGCATCATCATTCATAGGCTGAACCAAAACGATTGAACCTTCGTTGATGAACTTAAAATCACCGTCCTCGATCCACGAACCTATGTCCTGTATTTTCTGTGCTTCTGTTGTCATATCACTTGTCCTCCGATATACTGAGATAACTTCATATCTAATCCTATAGGATAACATGGGATAGTCAACAACAAAATGCATCTGACTATAATGTTTTTTCTGCCTTTTAATTTTTTGAAAAAATTTTTGAAAAGTGGTGTCTTAAGTGTCTTAAGTGTCTTAACCCTTGCACAACAACGGTTACAGACAAGACACTTACAAGACACTAAGACACTTATAAAGGGAACGCGAGACGAAAAATGAAAATTAAAAAAGAAAAACCCACAGAAAACACTATAGGCAAAGTTGGTAGGCCAGCAGGATTGACGGAACGCCAGAAGACTTTTGCCAAGTATTACGTCGAGGGCAGACATAGCAACGCTGAGTGTGCAAGAATGGCTGGCTACTCTGACAAGTCTTCTATCACTATGGCATCCAAACTTCTGAACGGCAGAGACTTTCCTGACGTTGTTGAACTTATAAAAGAATTGAGACAGGCGGCTGAACGCAGATATGGCGTGACCCTGATGCACCAGCTTAAACGTCTGGATGAATTGTCCAGAGGAGCGGAAGAGGCTGGGCAATATTCTGCTGCAATCAATGCTGAAAAAATTCGTTCCGCTTTGGGTGGCCTGACTATTGACAGGCGAGAACAGCAACACGTCCACCAGTTGGACAGCATGACTAAACAGGATATAGTCGCACGTCTGGCAGAACTGCGGAAATCTTATCCACACGCTTTTATCGAGGGAGAAATATCTGATGCCAAAATCATCGAAAACAGAGAAGAACCTTTGGCAATCACTGAAGAAACATCTGCCGAAAAAGACACATTGCCAACGGATTGAGAATCGTGTGGCAGAGGGAATGCCCGATGTATATATGTGTATCGATGGCGCACCAGTATGGGTTGAATTAAAGATAATAAAAAGAAATGGGATAACCCTACAACCGTCCCAAATTGCTTGGCATTTATCGCATTCTAGGTGCGGTGGCGTTTCTTTTTTTCTTGCTTCGTCGTCCTTCGAGTCCGATGTATTTTTATTTGAGAGTGGAAAAGCTTTGGAAATCCAAGGTGCAAGGGCCGATGACCTGCGGCCTATGTCCATCTGGCAGGGCAACATTAAATCTGCGCCCGATGCTCTGCGGTCTGCGGCCTGCGCCCGGTGGTCTGCGGCCTGCGGTCTGCGGATGATGTAGTAGGATTCGCGCATAAAGAATCAGCGCACCCTGACGGGTGCGCTGTGTGTACTAGTGTTTGTGGTATGAAACAGTTTTGACATCACGCGACCAGCAAGCGCGGCATTCGCCACACTTTCCGCCTTGTGTTGGGGCTGGGCATTCGTGACCAATTGGCGCGGCATTTTTTACGACCGCGCTTGAGTGTTCCCAATCTTCCGGCGGCGTATCGTCTACCATTGTTGCGCTGTATCTGATGACAGCATTATCTGGCAACGCTTCAAGCTTCAATGCTTCAAGCCAGATTTTACGTTCTTTTGTGGGGATCCAGTGTTTCTTTTCTGGTGTTGCCTTAACTATGTCGATAATGTTTAACGCCATGCGGACGTTCTGCACGTCGCCTGAATCGAACCAACGGAAATAAGGCGACCTTGTCTTGTTCAACATAGCGACCATTCTAGGCACAAAATCAATAGCATTAAAAAACTTTAACCGCTCTTCCATTTTGTCTGTCACGTTTGGCATGTTGTAGCGGCCTTTTCTAGCGTAGCAGTCATGGCAAACTGAGCCTTTAATCTTTGCTAGCTTGTCGCCTGTTTTACACTTCCACGCTGAAAGGCTTATGGACTTGCCTGGCATTTTACTGGTATTTGATAACATAGCTTTTCCCTTTCTTATTATCTTTTCCCATTTTATCCCAACCATAGAATAAGTCAACTTCTAATCTGCGGCCTGCGGCCCACGCCTGCGGCCTGCGGCCCACTTCGTTGCGCTTCGCACAATAAAAACGGAAGGCGACTTGCGCCGCCTTCCTGTTGTTTACTTTTCTTCACGAGCACGAAACTTGAGATAATTAATGTGCTGTTCGTGCTGACACTCTCCACAGATTAAAACTTCGCCGTCTGTTTCGTCAGCAATCCATTCGCAATCTGCACAATCTTCCTGACCTTTAGTTTTATACTTTGGCATTTCATTAAACAGTTTAAACAGTTTTGATGTGTATGCTTCATCTTTAGTAACTGACATGATGTTTCCTTTCATATGGTTATTTGATTATCCTATATTCTACCATATAATCCCATAAACACAAAACAATAATTCTGCGGCCTGCGGCCCACATCGGCGGCCTGCGGCCTGCGAACTTCGGCTGCGCGGCGCGCACAACAATGCAGGCCCAGCTACGCTGGGCCTGCTGCATTAAAATTGTGTGATACACAGGTAAACGGTGTAGATCATCAACGCTGATATAGCGGCATGGGCTTGGATGTTCATGGTCAACTACCCGTGCAGAATGTCGCTGAGTTCCCCGTCCCAAAAATCATCATTAGCACACTCGATTGCATTGCGCGGAGACATGCCAGCGTCGAAATAATCGCGCCAGCTTGCATCTGCTAGATCATGAATGCCAAGTCCAGCTATGTTAGTCACCTGACGATTGCATTCTTTTTCAAACTGTTCATAGGTTGGGTTTTCAATTTCTTCGTATTTCATATCAGTAAATCGGGGGCTTTCGCCCCCGCTCCTCTACTTTGCTGACTGTTTCAGGTTATCGATATTGACCGCCTTGATTTCGGGCCTGATGCCTTCGATAACACCCTCGAGTTTTTCTAATGACCGCATCGCTTCTTCGGTCCGACCTACTGTGTGCATCAAAAGGTAGAACTGATAGTGGAAACGCAACTGGTCTTTTAAGGTCTTATGAGCCATACTTGTCACCAAAGACTGCTTTTGAAAACGCCTTACGTCCCCAATAACGATACTTACCGTTTCGACCTTTGCGCTTTTCAATCTTATGACCTTCAGCGCGTAGCATATGGATAGCGGCAAAACAAGTTTGCATCCCGTATCCAGTAAGTCTTGCCAATCCTTTTGGGGTGGCATCCTTCTGGGTCAGAATATCCAGTATGGCATCCTGACAAGTCATGCCGTTCAGCATACGGTTACGCTTGCCTTTAGACTTGGCGACTGCTCTGGGCTTGGCAACGGTTTCAGTCTTGCGCTGCTCAACTGCCTTTGGTGCTACGGTCTGGACGTTAACGCCAGCAGGCAACCAGATTGTGGTGCCGTCGCTGTCGGTCTTGATTGTTATATAGTCAGTCATCAGATTAATCCTTTCGTTGACTGGTTAGAGGCACGACGCCTCAAGACAACCGTATCACGAAATACATAGGCCGGTCAACTAACACATGGGATAATCTTTTCCATTATATGGAAAAATCTGGGGTTACTTGGGATTGACCGGGACTTGGGTTTATGCTCTAATATACCCCCACCCCCGCAGGTACACCGGACCTGCGGCCCATACTGCATGCATGTTGCAGGGTTGATAAATTCATTCGCGTATATTATCGTTCGGGTATGGAGAACACAGCCAGCTTAGAACTACTGCCCGATGACGTGCTCAAGGAAATCTACCTGCTTGAAGAGCAGGCGAAACGACTTGACCTGCGTGACAAAGCGCAAGAAGACTTCATGTCATACGTCCATCATGTCTATGACAATTTCATAGAGGGGACCCATCATAGAATCATAGCTGAAAAGCTGGAGCGTATCGCAAGCGGTGATTTAAAAAGACTGATTGTAAATATGCCACCCCGACATTCTAAATCAGAATTTGCATCCTATCTCATGCCGTCTTGGTTTCTTGGCAGGAACCCCAAGTTAAAAATTATTCAAGCTACCATGAATACCGAACTTGCTGTAAGATTTGGACGTAAGGTTCGTGACCTCATCGCTGACCCCAAATACAAAGAGGTCTTTCCGAACACGGACTTGAAAGCGGATAGTCAGGCGGCTGGTAGATGGGAAACAGCGTCAGGCGGGGAGTACTTTGCTGCTGGGGTGGGCGCAGCAATGACTGGTCGTGGCGCGGACTTGCTTATCATCGATGACCCGCACTCGGAACAAGATGCCTTGTCCACATCTGCTTATGATAACGCATATGAATGGTACACTTCGGGTCCTAGACAGAGACTCCAGCCTGGTGGCAGCATTATTATTGTTCAAACCCGGTGGTCAAAGAAGGATATCACGGGCAGGTTACTGACCGCACAGGCCAAAGATATAATGGCTGACCAGTGGGAAGTTGTAGAATTTCCTGCGATTATGCCGTCGGGAGAACCATTATGGCCTGAATTTTGGCAAAAGGACGAGCTTCTCAAGGTCAAAGCTTCGCTGTCCGTGGGCAAATGGAATGCGCAGTGGCAACAAAATCCTACGTCCGAAGAAACCGCGATGGTCAAGCGGGACTGGTGGCAGGAGTGGGAAGAAGACGATATTCCTGATTTAGACTACATAATACAGTCTTACGACACCGCGTATTCAAAGAAAGAAACTGCTGACTATTCTGCGATTACAACGTGGGGTGTGTTTCGCCCGTACAAAAATTCTGAGGAGCATCTAATATTGCTGGATGCAAAGAAGGGTCGGTGGAACTTTCCAGAGCTTAAAACCATAGCGCGTGAAGAGTTTGAGTATTGGGACCCAGAGTTGATGTTGATTGAGGCAAAAGCGTCTGGTCAACCGTTGGCTGATGAAATGCGGTTACTGAACCTCCCGGTTGCGACCTTTGCCCCCGGTCGTCGGAAGGGTGGGGGAGGTCTGGACAAGACAGCGCGTATGCATATTGTTTCGCCTATTTTTGAATCTGGCAAAGTGTGGTATCCTGTTGGGGAAAAATTTGCTGACGAAGTTATCGAAGAGGTTGCATCATTTCCCAATGGCGACCATGATGACTTTTGTGATAGTATGACTATGGCCCTGATGCGCTTTCGCCAGGGCGGTTTTATTAGATTGGATGGCGAAGAGTTTGAAGACGACGCACCGCCACGCAAGAGAGAGTATTACTAATGGTTGCCCTGCCCGAACCAAGACCAGAGACTCCAAGACAAGCTGAAAGAAGACAAGCGATAGAAAATGTCCAGCGTAATCTGCTGGGTCGGCAGCTTATGGCTGATGAACTTACTCCCGCAGGTCTTGCTGCTCGACAGCGCGAAGGTTTGGAAACTTTGAAAGGTGTGGGCGTTGGTCTTCCTGCCGGGTTACTGGGACTTCCGGCAGACCTGCTTGCTTTACTTTTCCGTGACGCTCCTTCTTTACTGAACAAGTTAGTGACCGGGGAACCGCTGGATATAGAAGAACGCGGACAATTTGCTAAGGCTTTTGATGCGTTTCAGAAAGTCGCAGGTGCAGAGGCCATCGGTCGTGCTATGGGATTTGGCGAAGATATGGACGCAGAGTCCGAAAGCGGTGACGCAGCTTCTCGTGCGGGTATGAATCCATTTCGTCAGGGGATGTTGTTTGGTGAGTTTATAGCCGATCCGTTTCTTGCGTTCAAAGGTATTGGTGCTTTATTGAAGGCAGGTTCAAGGACCGACACCCCCGCAACTCGGTCCACGGACCTTGCACCTGTAGAAACAGAACAGCAACCTGTACGTTTTAACACTACGGGGGATATTAGTTTATCAGACCTTCCAAGAAGTGAAGTTACTGGTCTTCCGGTGTTACGAACCGAAGTCACTCAGCGCATGGCAACGCCTGAAGAGACAGCAGCATTTCAACGCGGCGAAGACCCCGCAGCGCAATCAGTCAGACCCACAGAGGTTGATCGCGGTGATTTTGCAGATGTTATGATGCAGCTTGAGGAGGAAGAGGCAGACGATCTAATGGCTGCTCTTGTGTCAAATGATCGTGGCTACGCTGCGGATATCGCTGGCGAACTTTTAAGTCGAAGAAGAGGTGATGATCTTGGTGCTGCTGCGGATCCTGTGAATGACGCGGTTCTTAGTGATGTCCGCTCACAACTTGCAGATGAAGCTGAAATGTTTGTTGAAAGATTTATGGGCTTGGATGTAGCAGAACTAACTCCAGAAACACCTGTTACAGTGTTTAGAGTAGGAGATATTCAGCCGGGTGAGGTTCAGTCTTTCAGTTTAAGTAGAAGCATTGAAGGTCGGCAGTTGCCGGGTCAGCGTATTCGTGAACGAAGAGGTGAAGAAAGACAGCCGCTGGTTGAATATACTGTTCGTGCCGGGGATATTTTAGCTGCTCCGAACGCCACTTTTCGCGGGGGCAGAGGGACAGAAGACGAAGTTGAAGTTTTAATTGATTCTGCAAATGTCACCCCGAATCAAACTATTGAGGGTGAGTTTACAGCTACTCCAGCAACTGCACCAGAAGGTGACGAGGCTAATCAACTGTTTGATGCAGCATCACAGGCTCGTGCTCTTGACGATGTAGAAAACACTCAGCAGGCAACTCCGGCTCAACCGAGAACCCCCGGCCCTGAAGTTGGCATTGGAAGAACCCGTCAGGCAGATGAAGCTATGGGTGACCTTGATCCTGCTGTGCCAGAATTTACTTATGATTCGTTGATGTCTCTTCCGGGGTATCGAAGAAAGCCTGACCGCAATTCTCAGAACATGGTTTATACCGTGGATGACACGGGTGAGTTTGGTGAAAAGGTTGATAACTTTTCTCCTGTCCTAACAAATCTTCATGCGCAAGAAGAAATGAAAAAAATCCCTGAAGCTGGGATTAGACCGTCAGAGTTGGACAAAAGACTTCTTAAAGGTGCTATGAAAGCCGAGTACAAGGATAGCCCATTTCAGGATGAACTACTCCGGTTAGCTGATGAAGGTAACAACAAAATTCAATCCGTGACCGCGATTGAAAAAGCAGAGGAGTTTTTACCGCAAGTTCGTAGTCGAATGTTCCGTTTAAAAAATCATAGTGAAGATTTTGTTAACAACAAAACACCTTATCGGGAGCGGGGTATTCCCTACATTGGAGATGTAGACGAGAATGGTCAAATAACAAGGGTAGGTGCGCCCTCAAATTATCATCCTTCTTTGGAACGAGTGGCGGATGATGGGGCCTTATTTGTTTTTTCTACCAACAAGCCAGATAGCATAGCATTTAATGATGGTTCATCGCTTGATGACATACCTTCAGTTATGGCAGGGCATGACTACGGTTTTGCGGGACCTCCCGGCGGTAAAAAGATACCCGGATACTTTGGTTGGGCCAGAACATACATAGTTACCACCCCTGACGAAAAAAGATATTTGGTTGTGAATGAAATACAATCAAATGCTATTCGAGACTATGATATGGGTTCTGGGGTAGAGATGCCAAAAGAAGAAGGCTACAGAATGAAACTTGAGGATGAAGACGGTAATGTAGAAACCATATTCGTCCAGAACCCGGACAACAAGTATCAGCTTCCAGATATTGATGGGCCAGAGGTAAAAGCAATTGAAGACCGCGCTGCTGCTGAAAACAAAACAATAAAAGACATGCAAGTAGTAAGAAAGATACAAAAAGTAAAAACATTTGATGAAAGACTTGACGCTTTCTTTGAGTCACCAGCAAGTCAGGGGGCTTCTGGAGACGCTACGTCTTATGGGGAATCTGGAAAAGTAAGAATACCTTATGACGCAGAGGCTAAAAAGTTTGAAAAAGTAGCGGAAAAGCTTTTTCCAGAAGAAATCACTAAAAGCAATCGTTTTGAAAATGAATTAATTGATTTAGATAATAAAACTGAAGCTCTGTTTGATGCCACAATGGTAGATAGCACAAGGCATCCATATATTGCATTGAGTCCTCGTGGTCGTAGACTTCCAGAAATTACAACAAGGTCTTTTCTGCTACAAAACAAAGATGATCTTGCAACGGTGCTTCCTCTGCCAGGTGAGTCTGATTTCTTTTCTGGGTTGAGCAATACAGGCGGTGATTTCACCGCAGTAGACAACTATGTACTAGACTACATTGAAAATAATCGATCTTTTATAGAAGGAATGATTGAAAGTTCTTTAAGGTCCGCTGGTCAGCCTACCACTGTTCAAAACGTAGAAAAACATATTAGACAACTTAAAAGGGGGATGACGCCTGCTGCCAGAGAAGTTGCAGATAATAACATAACACCAGCAGAGTTTAAGGAAAGAGTCTTTAGGGAAATAACCACCGACGAGGTTTATGGAAGACAAGGTATTGCGCACGCTGCGCTTACGGAAGTTTTGGGTGAAATAGATCCTGCTGTTGGAAAGATTTTAAAAGGTGAGGACGAAAGCTGGCTTAATCTTACTAAAGACGAAAGCGTTCCAGAATTTGGCACTCCTACTCGTGATAAAATAAAAGAAATGGTTGCTTCTTTTAGTCCAGAGACTAAGGTGAAGCTTTCTAAAGCATATGCTGATAAATTAGACGAACTTGAACAAACTTACGGGGGCGGTATTTTAGAAGAGACTCGTATCTTTTTAGACCTAGATGATCTCTTATCGGACGTTCATCTTGAGAGTATCCTTGCCCAGAGCATAGGTGGTCTGGGGCATAGACATAATCGAGGTGTTTTTGATATTATGAAGTTCGATAAAAGACGAGCAGAGATAATGCAGTCTGGCGATGTTTTAAGCGACGCAGAAAAATCTACGCTGATGGACAACGCCCGTGAAACAGCAGAGGCACAGGGCATAGACTTGGAAAAAGTAGATGCTTTTAATAAAGTAAAGCAGTACACCGGGTCAGGAAACCAAACCGGATTTATTCTGCCTCCACCATTTAAAAACCAATCTGATTATTTTAGGTATGCAGTGCGCTCTATAATTAAAACCGCAAAAGAAGAAGATGATATAAACGGTGTTGTGTTCTTTTCAGGTGCTGACATGTTTAAAACACATGGAGGAGATGCTATTGGTAAGGATGCCTATTTTAACACTTATGAAAAGACTGTAGATAAAGCTTTAAAAGAGTTTGAGGATAACGGTGGAACTGTTCGTCGTAATGTAAACAAAAGAGATGAAAACGGAAACCTAGTAGACCCGGACCCGAATAATATTTTTTCCACTAAAGACGGACCTAATGTTGCTGGTCGCCCTCCGGTTCTTTTTGCCTCAGACGGGGAAGGACTAAGAATTATAGACTTTGATGACAGCGGCAACACGAAGGCCGCAACCCGTGAAATCCGTCGCGCAAAAGGCGGAGAAGTGGACTTGAGACCACGAAAGATGATACACTCAGGCATCGGTGCTTTGGCAAGGGAAGTAATGTAATGTCTGAATATACAATAGATGGAAAGCGTGTTCGCAAGGTCTATAACGAAAAAAGAATTACAATGACCGCAAAAACTCCTGACGGAAAAACCGTTACGACAAAAAGCACAGGAGTAGATGCCAAAGGCTTACACTATGTTACTCCTAGTGACTCTGCCAGGTTAGACTTCAAGGCATCTGGGAAAGTTAAATTTAATTTAAGTCAAGGTTTACCGATTGACTACGCCAACGCTGACAAAAAAGGCAAAGCAGATCTACTTACCAAAGAAGTAAGTGATGATGTCATAAACAGAAAAGCTGCTAGAAACAGAGCAGAGTATCAACAGAAACAAGCACAAAAAGAAAAAGAAAAACGCGAGAAGTCAAAAAGAAAAACCCGAAAAAAACTTACAAGTATTAAGGGTGCTGGTGGTGGCACATCAAATGAAGATGGTGTTATTGATATTCGTCCGGGTCCACGTTTAGTTAAAAAACGTGGCGGGGCTGTAATGAAATCTCGCGGCGGCACATTCAAAGGGACATTTTAGTGACTAGAAAAGCCCCAAAAATTATACGAAAAAAATACAAGGGTCCTCAGTTAAAAGACAGGGGCGGTAAACTAGGAGACGCTCCTGACGCTGATGCTTTGTTTTTGCAGTCAAGACGTTTAAAAAGCGGTGATACTACGCTTTATCTTGACCCAGATCTTGAACAAACTCTTCGCAGAAGAAAAAAAGTTGAGAAAATGAAAAACGGCGGTGCGGTTATGAAGAAACGCGGTGGCACATTCAAAGGAACATTCTAATGGCATTACCCCCTAGATTAGTAGAAGCTGCAATGGGTGCAGGTGGCCCCGGCATGTCCGCAGAAGAACAAATGACCGAGGTCCAACTTCCACTAATGGATGACCTTCCTGAAGGCATTATGATTGCTGGAGACGAGGAAATGGTTGAGGTCGAGGCTGAAGTCTACGACCACAATGCAAACTTGGCTGAAGTGTTAGATGACTCCATCCTTGGATCTTTGTCCTCGGACCTTGGTGGCAAGGTTGATGAAGATCAGTCTTCCCGTGAAGACTGGGAAGAAGCTATTGCCAAGGGTCTGACACTGTTGGGTATCAACTATGAAGAGCGGAATGAACCGTTCATGGGTGCGTCTGGTGTGACACATCCGCTGTTGTCGGAGGCGGTTACACAGTTTCAGGCACAGGCATACAAGGAAATGCTGCCGCCGGGTGGTCCTGTAAAGACACAGATTATAGGGCAGCAATCCAAAGAAGTTGAAGATCAGGCCCAGCGGGTCAAGGACTTCATGAATTATCAGGTTACAGAGGTGATGGAAGAG